CTCGAACGCGGCGGCGACAGCGACACCCCGGAAATGCTCACCGGCCTCCACATCGACCCAATGGGCGACATTCAGGACGGCAGGCCATGACCGATCTGCTCACGCCAACCGAACTGGCCGTCATGCTCGGCATGAGCGTGCGCACCCTCGCCAACTGGCGGAGTACCGGCAAAGGCCCGCCATACGTGAAAATCGGCGTGGAACCGCCCGAAGGCCATCAGGACAGGCGCAAAGTCAGATACCAACGTCAAATCGCGGAACAGTGGGCTCTGACACACAAATATCAGAGGACGGTGGCGAGATGAAAAAACGGCATGCCCGTTCCGGCACGCGGATTAAAAGCCACTCAAACGTCACAAGCGACGGGAAAGCACGCGTCGACACCGGCAAGCCGACCCTCACGCAGCGGGGAATCGACGTGGACGCTTTCATCCGCAAAAACGGGCGATTGATCGAAAGACTCAGAAAGGGAACACGTTGAAACACGAATACACGTTCGAGGAACTCGCCGAACTGAAGAGAATCTACGACGAGTCGGGCGAGGTCGGTCTCGACATCACGGAAATGCGGGCGTTGCGCAAGGCCGGACTCCTCACGAATGGCCTTCCGTCGAAACCTGAAGAACCGTCGAAACCGGAAGCGCCGTCGAAACGAGACCTCATCCTTGCGCACTGCCGGAAACGCATTGACCAAGGCCAACCGTTCGACGGCAAGGAAACAGCCGAAGCGCTCGGCCTGAGCCAGAAGACAGTAGGCAACATTCTCGGCCAACTCCGCAAGGAAGGACTGCTGCCGGCCTTCGACAAGCATTCGCCACGCAAAACACGGAAAACCACCACAACCGGGAAGAAGAAAGAAACCATGACCACCACAGTCCAGGAACAGAAGCCGGAAGCCAAGCCGGAAGAGCCGCGCATCATCATCGCGAACGCCTTGGTCGGCATCTTCGACGCGGTGAGCGCCTTGCAGCGCACCGCGTTCCAAGCCAACGACAAGGTGGTTTACGGTTTCGCCACGAAACTGCTCACCGGTGAATTGATGGACATCAAGGCCAACTACTCGAAGGACGCAAAATGAAGCTCAATTTCGATAGCAAGGATGGCGTTTTCACCCTCAAAGCCGAAAGCGAAGAGGAAAAAACCGCGCTCAAAACGTCGGCACCTGCCATCTGCAATCTCATCATCGATTTTTTTAACGGCGAACTCATGGACCTGAAAGCCAACTACAGCAAGGAAAACAAGTAATGGACAAGAAAACCCTCGACGACATCACCGAAAAATACGACAACACCAGTCCAGACCAACTCCGCGCCGACCTCGCCGTATTGACCGCGATCAACAAACGCAGCGGCGAAATCCTCAAAATCATCAAAACCGCATGGGAACACGACCACGACGGCGGAGACAAGGAAACCGTCAACGTCGCAGGCATCGAAGCCGGAGAAATCAGCCTCGGCAAAGGCGGCAACGGCAAATACACGGTAACCGACGAACGAGCCTACGGCGCATTACTGCACGACAACGATTTCATGATTCCAGGCGGACAGCCGGCAGCCGAACAAGTCTGGATGCCAAGACGTGAAGCAATGGACGCGAAATACCTCGAAGACATGATCCGCGACCACGGCGGCGAACTGCCGGACGGCGTGGAATGGAAGCCGGGAAGGCCGGGCGTGGTCACGTTCCGCAGCACGCGCGGCTTCGTGGACAAGCTGTTCAGCGCGGAACTCGCACCAACCGTCATGCGCCTACTGCTCGCTGACGGATCGGGAAACAACACCGGGAAGGAAACCAAGGAATGAGCAACGAACTCACACCAATCCAGCCGCAACCGCAACAGCAGATCACATTGCAGGACCAGATGGCTTTCGCCAAAGCGGTATGCCAATCCGACATCATCCCCACCGTGTATCGCGGCAAGCCCGCCAACATCCTCGTGGCGGTAGGATACGGTGCTCCGCTCGGACTCACGCCAATGCAAAGCCTCCAGGACATCAGCGTCATCAACGGCAAGCCAACCGCTTCGGCCAGCTTTATCGCCAGTCATGTCCGTATGGCGGGCCACAAGCTCCGTGTCAAGAAGGACGAGAAGGCGTTGAGCGTGACCGCCACCATCGTGCGGTCCGATGATCCAGATTATCCGATCAGCGTCACGCGCGACAAGGCGTGGGCACAGCAGATGGGCTTGCTCAACAAGGACAACTACAGGAAGCAGCCTTTGACGATGCTCACGTGGCGTGCGATTACCGCCGTGGCACGCGAAGCGTGCCCTGAAATCCTTTACGGCGTGCAATACTCGCCCGACGAGCTCCATGACCTTGATACCAACAGTGACGTGCTGGCGGAAGTCGTTGACGATGAACAGCAGCCGTCGCGCCAGAAGCGTCGCGGGTATGGAAGCCGCGCGCGCCAGAATCCAGTCGAACGGGACGAGCGGCAGCCGCAGGCGTGCACGCCCGAACAGACTGAAGCCATCTTCACCATGCTGCGTGATTGCGGTGTCGCGTCGAACGAGGAAGCCGAGCAAGTGCTGTACCGGCTGACCGGCAAGCATGGATTGACACCACGACAGGTCGGCCGGCAGGACGCGGACAATCTGCTCGTCGCAGCCCCTGATTCCGTTAAACGGAAAATCATGCAGGCATTGCAGGAAATCCGCAAACCACAGCAGGAACAGGTGGAAGTCGTTGAAACGACCACCGCCGAACAGGAAAACACTGATAGCAAGGAGGCCGAGTGATGGCAGTGGAGAAGAACCGATGCCACGATGACATCGTAAATCGGCTCAGAATGGCGCGTGAGCTTGAAGATGATTGTCTGAAGCAGCTTGTCGATGCCGAGCCCGACGAGGACGGCATCTACCGTGACGCGCAAGGCACTTTATGGGTGCACTGCGCCGATGCGTGGAAGCAGCTTTTCGTCAGCTATGACACAGGAACCCTCGATTTGGGCATAGCCAGGACTTGGAAGTCTCTCGTGGACCGCGAGCCGACTAAAAGAATGCCGTTTCGTTTCATCACGCCGCTTACCGAGGAAGAGGAGAACTTCTGATGGCCGGAGAGACAGTTATCACGATCATTGGGAATCTGACCGCCGATCCGGAATTGCGCACGACCCGCAATGGCGGCACGGTGGCGAATTTCAGCATCGCGGCAACACCTCGCACGTTCGACAAGCAGTCGAACCAGTGGGTGGACGGGGATGCGCTGTTCCTGCGCTGCTCCGCGTGGCGCGACCTCGCCACTCATTGCGCGCAGAGCCTGGGCAAGGGCATGCGTGTGATCGCGCAGGGCCGACTGCAGCAGCGTTCCTATCAGGCGCAGGACGGTTCCAACCGCACGGTCATCGAATTGCAGGTGGACGAGATCGGCCCGTCCCTGCGTTATGCGACGGCTCAGGTGCGGAAGATGCAGTCAGGCGGATACCAGGGCGGCAACGCCAACGGTGGCGGCTATCAGCAGCCGCAGCAGGCACAACAGCAGTCGCAGGCTCCTGCCGATGATCCGTGGAGTGCGCCAGCAGAGCCTGAATTCTGATGCGCGAATGGATAGAGCCACCGGATGCCGAACCGGTATGTCCGAAGCATGGGTGCGCGTTGTATCCGGCGCGCCCCATCCCATGCCCCGAATGCGAAATCGAAGCCGAGGAAGAGGAGGAATGATGCAGGAATTCGTCGTGGACATTCCACGGGACGAATGGTGGACGCAAAACCGTCGCGGACACTGGCGAGTGAAATTCGCGCACACAAGCGCAGTCAAACAGCGTGCCATGGCATTCGCCAGATTCTGGCTCCAAAACGGCCACCACAGGCCACAACACTTCCCAGTGCACGTCACCGCGATCATCCACCCATTGACCCACGGGCGCTTCGACCCGGAGAACGCGGCGCCCATGGTCAAAGCCATCCTTGACGCGCTCACCGATACCGGCTTCTGGCCCGACGATGACTCAAAACACATCATCGGCCCCGACTACCGAGGTGGAGAACCAAGCATCCGAAAAGGCTGGTACCGAATCACAATCCGAATCGAAGAGGAGGAACACTAACCATGGCTACGAACGTGACTGAAAAAGACAAGACCCTCAACGAAATCATCGGCATGTGTGGAACTTGGCGAGTTCTCCTGTTACGAAGTCAAGTCCTGCATGGCGGATTTCAAATCAGGCCATGGGTTGACGTTCTACGGGGACGTGAACTACCTCGTGACCACAAGGGAACTGGCCGAGGAACTGCGAGTCAACTACCTGCTGCCACACAATATCAATCAAGTGCTCACACCATCGAAAAAAGGCGACAAGCTCGTACCGCTTTTCGACGTGTCCGGCAAGTGCCCATCCTACAGGTGCCGCGCCGCAAGCGAAATGCTGTACGCGATGATCGAAGCGAACGGAAAGAGGACGAATTGAGCATCATGCTTGACGAGGCCAACGCCTACGAGCGTGGCATGGATGATGATTTGACTTTTCAGACGGTTCGGGAGATTGCCGGTACGGCGTACATGGCCGGACGGTCCGCTCCACCAACTGCCGTTGAGATTGAGGCCGTGGCGAGAAAACTGCTGTGGTGGGACATGGCACCAGCCTGGGAAGACGTCATGCCCAGTGAGGACTGCTTCTGGACTCTGGCCGAGCCGGAGATGCGAGCCAATTATCTCAGGGACGCTCGGGAAATGCTTGAAATCGCACGGAAGGCGGTAAGCGAATGAGCAAGGCAATCCGATATGTCGAGTGCGCCCACTGCGGTGAGACGGTGGGCAGCTATTACGTCACCTGCCCGTACTGCGGATTCAAGCTGGCCGCGCGCAAGCCGACTGGCATGGATCCGCTGTATGGCATGACCGACAGCGAATTCTACAAGCGATTCGGGAGCATGTGATGGAAGATGTTGGGATTCTTCCTTGGCCCCACCAAGCTTGGAGGAACTCATCAAAGCTTTGGATTCGATGGACCACAACGGAATCACAAGAGGAGATTAGGCGATGGCCAGACGAGGCTACGTGCAATTGGCGAACGGCTTCTACATGAACCGTAAGGTGCGCCGTTTGCGCCGCACCATGCCCTCTGCCATCAGCGCATTCGTCGTCATGCTTTCCTACTGCGGTGACAATCTCACGGACGGTTACGTGGACGATGATACTGCGGAATTCGTGCTCGACATCACCGTGCAGGAGCTTGACGCATTGCAGCAGGTCGGATTGATCGAGAGCGTGGATGGCGTCTATGTCATCCACGACTACCTCGAGCACAACCGCAGCCGCCAGCAGGTCATGGCCAAACGCAAGCGTGAGCGCGAACGGTATTCTGCCGAAAGTCTGCCGTCAGAAAGTGCGCAGACTGCCGGCAGAATCGAAACAGAATCGGGACAAACACCAGAACACCAGAACACCAGAACCAAAAAGAAAGAGAAAGAAGAATATTCTTCTTCTTTCTCCAAAGAAACCGGCGTGAAGGATTTCGGTGAATCGCGGGAGTGCGGCGAAACGGACAAGACACTATCCGTGGAATATCCGAACCTCGACCTCGAATCCGCATGGCTTGCATTCGCAGACCGACACCAAGACGAAACACGCGCCATCGGTGATTGGACGCGACTATGGAAAGGCTGGTGCCAACGCCGCGCCAACATGAGCGGCATCCCACCGTCGAAACGACACATACACACGTGGCAGTGCGAACACGTGCTACAGGCGCTCGGACGCGACAAGGAAACCGCCACGCCAGACCAACGAGCCTGCCAGATGGCGAAACGACTCAACAAGGAGAAATCATGAAACACGACGAACAGGTAACCATGTACAGCTTGGAATGGTTGGAACACGAGCGCCGCAAAGCATGGCAGGAAGGCTACGCCGCCGGATGGAAAGACCAGGAATGCGACTTCCCGCCACACACCACAGAAAACCCATACAAGGAGACCGCCGAATGAAACGCAACCCATTTGAAATCGCGTTCGACAACGTATTGGCCGGCGCCGACTATACGTCGCAATCATCAGATTCAGCATCGGTCAAGGAGCAGCACATGGACAACGTCAACCACCCAAAGCATTACGAGGACGGCCCGTTCGAGTGCATCGAACTGACCCGCCTGTTGAGTTTCGACTGGGGCAACGTGGTCAAATACTGCTACCGCTGGCAGTCGAAGAACGGCGTCGAAGACTTGAGGAAGGCGCTCTGGTACGCGAACGACGCGGTGATACACGGCATACCGCTCTATGCAGCCACCGGCTTGTTTGACCAACGCTATTTTATCTTTTGCCATTCGCTGTTCGGCGCTCTCGTGGACACCGATTGGGCAGGGCTTAAAGACCTTTGGCGGGCATTCGCGAACAAATGTTCGAACAAAGACATTCTAACGGCCATCAAGAACAAAATCAACGAAATCGAAAAGGAAGGTGAATGATGGACGGATTGGACACGATTGAGAAAATTATGATTGGCGCACTGGTGGTATTCGTCGCCTCAATGCTCTTGCTGGCGGGATTAGGCATCTACGCGTCCTGGTATGCGGGCACGCATCCCGATTACGGCATGACGACGGTCAAGACCGGCGACGTGACATGGGTCTGTCTGACCGACCATGGCAAGACCATCGGCTGCGACACCGTGGAGGAATACAAATGAAGAAAATACTCGAAGACATGATCATCAAATGGCATCACGCCGGCTACGCGCTCGACGAGATCGCGCCGCTCGTGCCGCAAGTGCCGAAAGCCGCAATCGCGGCCATCATTCACCAGTACGACGACAAGGAGACCAGACTTTGACCGACTGCCAGCACTGCCACAAGCCCATGAAACAGGCGGCGGCAAACATGCTCTGCGCAAACTGCCGCGAAGACTACTGGACCATGATTTACCAGCTCGGACACATCCAGCTTCCGACCCTGCGAAGCATTATGCTCCGACAGGCGCACATCGGCCCCACAGGACACACGCCAAACAAAGGCAACGCGCCACTCCCGATCGACACCCACGCACAGGACCTCATCGCGGACAGCGAGGCATGGCTGGCCGAACAGGCAGGCAAAATCAGAGCGGCATACGCTGGATACGACTGGCGGAAAGCATGGTATGCCATCATCAGCAACAAACACACCATATTGACGATGAGCACCGCCGCCGACGACTACGCCGCCCTGGAACACATCATCCGACGCAACGAACAAGCATTGACGCCGGAAGAAGCCATGGTCATCATCGGCACCTGCCCAAAATGCGGCCACCAAGCCACCAGCACGCCACAAGCCGAAACATGGACATGCCCAGACTGCAAATGGCAAGGCGGAGTCCAAGCCATCAAAGCCGAACGCGACAACAAACTCTGGCAACTCGAATACACCGGAAAACCAGTCGAAGTCGCACGATACCTCACCAAAATGGACATCCACTGCACCAGCAGCCAGATCCGCCAATGGCTCACCAGAGGCAAACTCCACGCCACGCCGACAAAACACAAAGGAGAGTACGTATTCAACCTCGGCGAACTCACAGCCATGCTTGACTGTCACAATTAAAATGCTATACTGTCGTATGTTCGTAAAATGGTCCGCCAGAGATGGTTGGACCATTTTTCATATCCAGCTTCGATAGCTCAACGGCAGAGCAGGCGGAATAGCGCAAATACCAACGGTCGGACCCCAAACCAACCATGGCGCCATACTGCACACGCAACCATGATGACAACAACGCATTCCACCCAAGCCGGTCCGACTCCGGCACGAAGCACTTACAAGGCGGTGACACATGCCAAGAGTCCGCAAGACCACACGCCAATTCGAAAAAGACAAGGCCGCATTCTTCGCCCAGTGCAAAGCACGGCATGCGGTCTGCTGGCTGTGTGGCATGCCAATCGACTACGAGGCGACGAAGAACACCACTGATGATTCATTCAATCTAGACCACCTCTACCCAGTCAGCAAGCATCCCGAACTCCAATTCGACCCGGCAGGCTTCAAGCCAAGCCACACCAGCTGCAACCGGCTCAGAAGCAACCAAGACCCACCAACACCCATCGGCACACTAAGCCGACAATGGATAAAGACAGCATGAGCAAGGAGGCAATGATGCCACAGCAGCCAGTCACACTAGAGCTCACCGCCACAATCAACGACAAGACATTCCCAATCAGCTCATTCACCGTCAACATCCCAGTCAAAGTCACCCACAACGAAGTCAACACCTTCACGGTCGGCGACTGCTACACCACACTCATCACGCCCAAGCCACCAAACGCAGACGAACTCATCACACGATTCACAAACGCAATAAGAGCATTCAAAACAGCATTCGAAACCAACCCCGGCGAGGTAGGGGCGGTGAAATCCTGAAAACCGACGAAGACCGACCTACTGCCCGCGTGGTTGCTCTTCCTCTCCCCGATAAGTTTTTTTGTTGATGGGTCGCGCGCGAAGGAGGCTCTATGGCAGTCAAGAAGGGTGTTTCCGAGCGTCGTTTTCCGCATGAGTCCGTGGCTGATGCGTTGGAGAGGTCTTTGCGTAATGCGAAGTCGTTGCGTGCTGAGAATGCGGCTGTCGTGGCCGCTGCGCGTGTCCTTGCTGCTCGGATTGATTCGGTTTGCGAGACGGGTTTTATCGATGAGAACGGGAAATTGGACAATGTGTCGGTTCCGACGTTTTTGAAATACTGCCAGTCGCTTGGTTTGACGTTGGTGGAGCCCGCCAAGGTGGGGCGTCCCGCGAAGGCGAGGCCTGAGCCGAAGGCCGAGGAGTCAAAGAACGGCAAGGTTATCGCGATGGACGAGTTTATGAAGCGGTTCGGCTGAGAGGTGGTGTCCGATGGCGGCTGAGAATCTTACGGTTTTCGGTGCCGTCGATGATGAGAGGCATGGCGTGACCTTGCCGCGTATCTTTACGCCGCCGTTGCGTCCGTTGACGAGGGAGACGAGCAATGGTTTCGCGGTGATCGCGTTCGCGGAGATCATGCTGCATGTCCACCTTTATCCGTGGCAGCAGTGGCTTTTAGTGCATGCGCTCGAATTGCTTGAGGATGGTTCGTATCGTTTCCGCAAGGTGATTGTGCTTGTGGCCCGTCAGAATGGGAAGACAACGCTGATGGGCGTTCTGGCCGCATGGTGGCTGTTCGTGGACTCGAACAAGCATCCGGACAGGGTGCCGCCCGTGAAGTTTCTTGTGGTCGGTGCCGCGCAGACGTTGGACAATGCGAAGGGGCCTTACAATCAGGTCAAGGAGTGGTGCAATCCTCAGCCTTCTACTGATGAGGAAGCGGATTTGGTGATTCCGGATCTCGCTGCGATGACGCAGAAATTCGTCAATACGAACGGCGAGGAAGCGATCATCACGAGGAGCAAGGCCCGGTATATCGTCCGCGCCGATAAGAATATCCGCGCGAAATCGGCTGCGCGTGTCGTGTTCGATGAGCTTCGTGAGCAGCATACTGATGATGGCTGGAACGCGGTCAGCCAGACCACGAAGGCGGTCTGGTCGAGCCAATTATGGGGCATTTCGAACGCTGGCGACTATCGTTCCATCGCGTTGCGCAAGCAGGTGGACAAAGGCCGCAAGCTTGTTGACGAGTGGACGCGACTGAGCGCAGACGGCGGCAATCCGGCCGACGCGTTCCTGTCCGGCGAGCAGGACGGCTCTTTCGGATATTTCGAATGGAGCGCTCCGGACAAGTGTCCGGTGGATGATGCCGACGCGATCCGGCAGGCGAATCCGTCGCTCGGCTATGGGCCGATGACCGTCATGAGCGTCAGATCCGACATTGACGGCATGACCGAGGCCGCTTTTCGTACTGAGGTCCTGTGCCAGTGGGTCACTGCTGACATCATTCCTTTCATCAATCCGAAAATGTGGGCCAGCGGCATTGATTCGCGGTCCACGATTCCGGACGAGAATCGCGTCGTACTGTCCGTGGACACGTCGGCTGACCGTAAGACAACGTATGTGGCCGCTGCTGGAATGCGTGCGGACGGGTTGCCGCACGTGGAGTTGATCGCCCGTCGTGACGGCATGCTGTGGGTGCCGCATTATCTCGACCTTTTGCAGGAGCGTTGGCCGCATATCACGGAGATCGCCGTGCAGGGCAAAGGCTGTCCGGCAGTGGATTTCATCGACCCTTTGACTGAAAAAGGGTGGACGGTGCATCTCATCGAAGGCTTCCGGTTGGGCGCGTGCTGCGGGCGTTTTCACGACCGTGTACGCGAGGGCAAGCTGCGGCATCTTCCGCAGCCCGCCATCGAACAGCAGGTTTCCGTGGCCGTATCCCGAAGGCTCGGCGAGGTCGAAGTGTGGGACCGTACCAAATCAGCATTGCAGATTTCCGGCTTGGTTGCCGAATCGCAGGCATTGTATGCGTTGGAGACCATGCAAGTCGAAGCGCTTAAACCGAAATACGAGCCCTCGCAAGGCGTGAGGGTCAGATTCTAGATTCTTCGCAAAGAGGGGAGTATTGATGGGATTCCTTGACCGGCTCCTCCACAATAACACCGCAGTCATCGGCATGAAGATGGCCGAAGCCGACGAGCGCCCGATGCCGGCGACCAGCATCCCGCTCGCCAACGGCGACAGTTGGCCGTCAGACATGGACTTCTACGGGTACGCGTCCGGCGTCTACTGCCGAGAGTATGCGGTGCGCGTCGTGGTGGACTTCATCACCCGCAACATCGCGTCATTGCCGTTCAAAGTGTATCGAAAGAATTCAGACGGAGATGCAGAGGAAGTCACAGACAGCGCTCTTGCCGCTCTGATAAAGCGGCCTTCTCCTCTTCCTGGAATGACCCGCTACCGTTTCATCAGCATGCTGCTTCGCGACATGCTGCTCGATGACCGGTGGCTCATGCTCCTGGGCGTGGACGGTGGCCGTTTCACTCTTCGTCGCATACCGTCAGACTGCTATCAGCTTTCCGGAAACGCTTTCGGCGAGATAACCGGCGTTAACCTGCTGACGATGGACAGTCAACAGGCCATGCATTTTGACCTGCCCGATCCGCGCGTGCACTTGGACGTCGGCTTCATTTCCGGCCTCCAGTTTGGCGACAGTGTGGCCAACGTGCTTCGTCCGCTCTTGGCGGAGGCCAAGGCGATGGCCAATTACCGGCGAGGCATCGCCAAGAATGGCATGCAGGCCGGAGGCTACATCTTCCGTCCGAAGGAGATGCCGTGGCTGTCACAGGATGATTATGACGACTTCACCAACGGCCTGCGCAATTTCATACAGAATGGCGGCCGTGAGGGCGGCTGGCCAGTCCTCAAGGACGGCATGGAGATGCGCCCTTTGGACAATGTCTTCAAACCGGTTGACGTCAACGATTTGGAGGCACGCGACCGAATCAACATCGCCGTATGCAACGCCTTCCAAATCTCGCCTGAAAACATCGGATTCCGAACCGGCACGAATTCAAACATCAGCGCCTACAAGGAGAAGCTCTGGAACGTGGAGCTCATGCCGTACATCGTCGCTCTCGAAGAAGCCTTGAATCTCAGCCTTCCAGATGCTGTGGGCGAGCCGGACTGCTACATCAGGGCGAACGTGGACGCGAAACTGCGCGGCACGACGAGTGAGCAGTATCAGGCGCTGAGTACTGCTACCGGCAGGCCGTTCATGACGACGAATCAGGCACGTCAGATTCTTGATATGCCTCGCGTGCCGGGCGGCGACCAGCTCATCACCCCGTTGAACGTCAGCGAGGGTGGCCAGCCCAGTCCGCAGGACGGCGGTCGGACGCAGAACGCGCAGGAGAACAATCCGGTCAACGGCGAGGACGCGAAGGCCATGCTCGCCGAATTCAAACGGCTTTACCGGTATGACGCGCAATTCCACGCCGAGTGGGACGCGCTCACCAAGGAGGAAACATCATGAGGCTTGATTTCAAGGGCTTCGAACTGAAATCCCTTGATGACAGTCAAGGCGAGGGCGTGTTCAGCGGATACGCCAGCACCTGGGACAAGGACCTGTACGATGACGTGATCGTCAAGGGCGCTTTCGCCGAAACATTGGAGAACGACTACGGCGGCACCGGCGCGGGCATCCCGATCCACTGGCAGCACAAGGACGACAAGCCGACCGACATCATCGGCGAGACGCTGAGCGCGGTGGAGGACGAGCATGGCCTGCTCGTCACCGCACGTCTCGACCTTGACCTGCCGGAAGGAAAGCGCGCATACGACCTGCTGAAACGCGGGCTCATCCACCAGATGAGCATCGGCTACATCGCCGAGGAGACCGCATTCGTGCAGGACGGCAAGAGCTCGTGGGACGGATACCGTGAGATCCGCCAGCTGAAACTGTTTGAGATTTCCCTTGTGCAGGTGGCCGCGAATCAGGGTGCCGAGGTGCTTGAGGTGAAGAGCGGACGAGCGATCAGCGCGTCCAACGAGAGCAAGCTTCGTGCCGCGTTGGACAGTCTGCACGAGGTCTTGGATGACATCGATTCCGCCGACAAGAAGCCTGACGGTGACACGGATGACTCCGATCCCACAGACACTTCCACCGATGATTCGGACGATTCGGACGATTCGAAGAGGAAAGACCAGAAAAGCTTTGACCCGCAGTGGGCTGAGGAATACAAGACCATCAGCGACTTCTTCTCGCTGGAACATTAACCGAAAGGAGCGCCATGAACCTCATGGACAATCTCGCCGCCGAGAAGAAGGCGGCACAGTCCATCCTCGCCAAGGGAATGGATAACATCACCGAAAAGGAGCAGGAGGAGCTGAAGCAGCATTACGCCGAGGCGAAGAAGCTGCAGGAGCGCATCGACCTGTTCAAGGAGGCCGGCGAAGGACTCGACAAGCTCGCCGGCACGTCCAAGACCGAGCACAAGACCGCCGAGGCGAAGACCCTCGGCGACTTCTACGTCAAGTCCCTGCAGGAAAAGGGTTTGAGCGTGCTCGCCACCAAGGGAGGCATGTTCACTACTCCCGAATACAAGGCCAACACCGACACCCATGCATCCGGCGGGTCGGGCTACGCTCCGTTCCTCACCGACACCGACCGGAACGGGGTCTGGCCGTATGAGCGTCCGCTCGTCATCGCCGACCTTTTCGCGTCCGGCACCATGAGCGGCACCACCATCAAATATCCGGTGTACGGTTCTCTCGAAGGTAACGCGACCACCGTTGCCGAGGGCGGTCAGAAGCCGCAGATCCACATGCCCGAACCCACTTGGACCTCCGACACCCTGCACGAGATCGCCGCATGGTGGAAGATCACCGACGACATGGCCGAAGACCTGCCTTTCGTCGTATCCGAAATCAACCAGCACGCCCAGTACAACCTCAAGCTGCAGGAGGAGATTCAACTCCTGTCCGGCAATGGCACCGACCCGAATCTCAATGGCATCCTGAACCGCGAAATCCAGACCAAGGCGCAGGCCGCGGACTCCGATCCGGACCGTATCTTCGCGGCCACCACGGATATCGCCACCGCGACCGGCTTCTCCGCCGACGCGGTGGTCATCAATCCGGCGGACTATCAGGCGATCCGCCTGTCCAAGGATGCGAACGGCCAGTATTTCGGCGGTGGTTTCTTCGCCGGCCAGTACGGCAATGGCGGCATCCTGCAGAACCCGCCGTTGTGGGGACTGCGCACCGTCGTGACCGAGGCGATGACCAAGGGCACGGTGCTCGTCGGCGCGTTCAAGGCCGGCGCAACCATCTACCGCAAGGGCGGTCTGACCGTCGAATCCACCAACAGCCATGAGAACGACTTCACCAACGACAAGATCACGTTCCGCGTGAAGGAGCGTCTCGCCCTGCAGGTCAAGTATCCGAAGGCTTTCGTCAAGGTGACGCTCGGCAAGGCCGCGACCTTGGCCGCGGCCAAGGTCGAGTGAGTCTGGGGGTCGGCATGATTGACGTGAATGTGGTTCCCGACATGATTGCCGACCCTTCGGCTTTCGAGGATGACGCCGCCTTCCGTCTTAAGGCCGCGCAGGCGGCCATCCGCCGCGAATGCGGTTGGCATGTCATGCCGAACGTGGCATTGACGGGAGTGCTGAACACTCGCGGCGGCACGGTGATTCGACTGCCGGCCCGTCATGTGACGAGCATCGAATCATTGACCGACAGGGACGGCAACAAGCTGGCTTACGCCTATGACCCGGAGACAGGTCTCGTGGAGTCGCTTTCGGGTGGCTTTCCCGTTGGCATCGCGGCCATCCGCTACGAGATTCACGCCGGATACGATGACGCGCCGGACGTGCAGCAGGTGCTCATCAGTGCCGCTAAGCGTGCCGGCATGAGTCCGGTCGGGCTTGTCACCTCGCAGTCCACGAACGGGTCCAGCGCGAGTTTCGACGTGGTGTCGCTCATGCAGGCGGAGAAGGACAAGCTCAAACCCTACCGGCTTGGAGGATTGCCATGAGCCTGCTTGACGAATTGAATGCCGGTGGCGGCGTTTTCGCCATGGCTGGTGCCACGCGCTTCATGCGACTGCGCGCCAAACGCAAGACCAACCCGTACAATCCGGCGCAGAGCGAGCCAGACTGGAGCGTGCCTCCGGACGAGCTCGCCATCATGGGCGCGCTCTCGTCCAGCTCCAGCACCCGCACGCCGGACACGCTCGACACGCAAACCGAATCAACGGCATACCTCACCATCCCGGATCCGACAGCCGACATCAGAATCGGCGACCGGATCCGCGCAGACCCCGACGACGGACGCTTGTGGGAAGTCGACGGATTCCCCTCGAAGGACGCGAACGCATTCACGGGGTGGCGTCCGACCTTGGAATGCCGTCTGACGGAAAGAAAGGGCTGAACAAATGGCGAAAAGCAGGATATCGGTCAATTTCAACCAGAAATTTTTCGACGAGATCCTCAACAGCGCGGGAGTCAAGGCGCTCACCACGCTGGCCGCGAACAGGGCACTCGCCTACGCGAAGGCGTCCGCTCCGGTCAATACCGGCGCATACCGCGACGGACTTGGAATCGAGGAGGTCAAAAGGGAGCACCGAACGACCGTCATGGTCGTCGGACACGACCCGAAGACCCTGCTCGTGGAGGCGCAGACCGGCAATCTGGCCAAAGCGCTGAAGAAGGCGAGGGTCTGATGGCAAGCGTCATCCCACCCGACCTCGAACTGTTCCTCACCGGCTGGCTGCGCTCCAACATCACGGACGTCGTCGGCCTGCAGGTCGGAAACCGCATCCCGGACGATTACGACGGCTCCTATCCGCTCGTGGTCGTGCGTGACGACGGCGGCACACAATCCGCCGACCGCGTGACGTTCGACAGGTCGATAGGCGTCAACGTGCTCGGATGGACACGCAACGACACGAAACCATGCCGTGATCTGGCGGCCCGCGTGTACGGGCTGCTGACCTGTGAGCCCGGCATCCTCATCGGATTCGCCGAAGGCAGCAGCGTCTGCGCCGTCGTGTCTGACGGATGCAACGGGCCGTACCCGGTCAGCAGTGATGCGGCATGGTGCCGCTACTACATGACCGTCGAATATTCGACGGCCGGAATCAGACAACCATAAGAAAGGAAAAGCCATGGCCAAAGACAGTCAGGGCATGGACCTGGGACAGGTGGAGGCGCTCGTCACCGCCGCCATCATGATCGTCCCGTACTCCACCGAAAACAAAATTACGCCGGATATGATCGCATCCAGCAAGGCAACGCCGCAACTTCCGAACGCCTACAATCGGTCGACCGCATGCATCGGACTCGTCAAGTCCGACGGCGGCAACCAGGATTCGCGCGACGGCGACGACCCGCTGGAGTTTTTGCAGGACGGGTACAAGAAGCTGCCGTTGGCGACCAGCCTCACGCAGACGTTCAGCCCGGCCGAAAACAATGCGCTGACCCGCAAGATCACCATCGGCGA